TTCAAATGCTAACGTTCTTGTTAGAATCAACAATCATTTCTACCGTCAAGGTGGAACAGGACTATAATAGGAGTATTAAATTATGGCTATATCACGAGCACAACTAGTTAAAGAACTAGAGCCAGGTTTGAATGCACTATTCGGCCTGGAATATAACAGATATGAGAATCAACATGCGGAGATTTTCGTAACTGAAACTTCAGACAGAGCTTTCGAAGAAGAAGTAATGTTAAGCGGTTTCGCTTCTGCACCAACTAAACAAGAAGGTGCTGGAGTTGTGTTTGATCAAGCAGGTGAAACTTTCACAGCTAGATACAACCACGAGACTATTGCTTTAGCATTTGCTATTACTGAAGAAGCAATTGAAGACAACCTATATGACAGATTAGCTGCAAGATACACAAGAGCTCTTGCAAGATCTATGTCAAACACGAAGCAAGTTAAAGCTGCTAATGTATTAAACAATGCACAAGTAGCCGCAGTAACTGGTGGAGACGGAGTATCATTAATTAATGCTTCTCACCCACTTGCAACTGGTGGTACTTTCGCAAACGTTTTAGCAGTAGCTGCAGACCTTAACGAAACTTCGTTAGAGCAATCGTTAATCGATATCGCTGGATTCGTAGATGAAAGAGGATTAAGAATCGCTGCTCAAGGTAGAAAAATGATAATTCCAAAAGAATTACAATTTACTGCTGAGAGATTGATGAAATCACCTCAAAGAACTTCGACTGCAGATAATGATATCAATGCAATTGTAAGCATGGGAATGGTACCAGAAGGTTATTCAGTGAATAACTTCTTAACTGATACTGACTCATTCTTCTTATTGACTGACGTACCTAACGGCCTAAAACACTTTGTTAGATCGCCAATCAAAACTGCGATTGAGGGAGACTTCGATACTGGAAACGTAAGATTCAAAGCTAGAGAAAGATATTCTTTTGGATTCTCAGATCCAAGATGTATTTTTGGTAACGGAAATTTACCAACATAATAGCTTAGATACGTAAACGTATTTTTTTAAAAGGGCGGTGCATTTAATTGCACTGCCCTTTTTTTATGTTATTTAAATATTTAAGAGGTCTTTCATAATATACAAAATGATTGTATAATGAAAAGACCTAGAATTAATAATTATTTTGTAGACTGACTAGGCAGACGGTATAGAGACTACAAAATTAACGCTATACAAAGGAGAATATTATGGCAAATACTACATTTGACGGACCAGTCAGATCAAAAAATGGTTTTATTAATTTAGGACCTGCTGCAGTAAAAGCTGTTACTTTAGCTACAGATTTAACTGTTGCCGACCATGCAGGAAGATTAGTAACAATGGATCCTGCAGGAACACCAACTGCAATAACATTACCTGCAATCGTTTCAACTGCTGATTCTGCTTCTGCAGGACCGGGAAGTGATCCAAATAATGCAAATACTATTGGAACAACTTTTGAAATTCTTTTTATCGATAATTTCACTGGAACAATTAAAACAGCTAGTACAGATGACAAATTTGTTGGTGCTGCTACAGTCGGTATTACTGCGTCAGTTGCTGGGAAACAATTCCAAGTTTCTACTGGTGACAATGAAGTTAATCTTAACGGTGAAGCTGGTGGATCAAACGCTACAACAGGTGGTCTAAAAGGTTCTAGAATCAAATTTACTGCAATCGCAGCTAACTTATATGCTGTAGAGGGTCAGTTACTTGGTAATGGAACAATTGCAACACCTTTTGATGCACAGTAATAAATAATTAGTGGCTCTCTTCGGAGAGCCACAACTTAGGAGAATTTATGTTTAGAGGAGATATACAAGCTACTCGATCAACTGCTGCGGCAGGAGCTGCTGCAATTATTTCACAACCAATAAGACTTAAAGGAATTATTGTTGCTAGTGATGGGGGTGGAGCTGGTGTTTTAGAATTGACTACAACTTCAAATGCTGGAACAACTTTATTTATTGCAGACGTACCTACTGGAGATTTAGTTAATTTTTCTTTTCCTGATGATGGGATTTTATTTCCAAAAGGTATTTTTTGTAAAACAAAAACTAATGTTGCTGCTTATACATTACTTACTGATAAATATTCAGGACCAAATTTAACTACAACCAATACGTAATTAAATGGGTGGGTCTAGTTTTTCATCAGATCAATCAGTTGCACATGCAACTGGCACAACTCAAATGGTTGCTACTGGTAAAAGAGCAAGACTTACATCTATTCAAGGTAAAGGTAATAGTACAGATGGTTCTATTATTTTTAGAAGTGGTGGTGCAACAGGAACTATTATTGCGACATATTTATTTGGAGAAGAAGGTTTAGATATGTATTTACCTGGTAACGGAATATTATTTTTAGATGGTATTCATGCAACAATTGCTAATACTACAGGTGTAACTATAACATTCACTTAAGATGGATTTAGATTATTACGCAGATATAATTGAACTTCGAAAAGGTGGTATGCCACCTAGAAATAAAAAAAATTTTAGATCGACTAAAAGCGGAGCTGGAATGACTGAAGCTGGAGTAAAAGCTTACAGAAGAATGAATCCAGGATCAAAATTAAAAACTGCAGTAACTGGTAAAGTAAAACCTGGGTCAAAAGATGCCAAGCGTAGAAAGAGTTTTTGTGCTAGAAGTTTAGGACAAATGAAAAAATTTCCAAAAGCAGCTAAAGATCCTAATTCAAGAATTAGACAAGCGAGACGTAGATGGAAGTGTTAGACTATGTCTTATCTAAATGCTAACATACCACCTATATATTGTAAAATAAGAAAGGAGTATCTTTATGACCTTAAAGAAAATAAAGGACAGTATAGTGATTGCGTTATCTTCAGTATTAGCAGTATTTCAGGTAGGGCTATCCTATTTAACATTATGTTACCAAATGGTGCGTGTTATTGGAGATTGCCTATCTCAGCATTTTATCAAAAACAATTTGATAGAACCAAAGTGCCAGATATGCAAGTTCACGAATTGGAATTGTGGAATTGTTTTAGTTACTGGCCTAGTGTTACTTGTTTTGATTGGTTGGATGGTGTAAATGGTAAATTTTTAGGTTTAAATAAAAAATTTTATCATGGTAAATATTTATTCACAATTGACTGGGCTCATCCAGATGTCAACATCTTGGATACTGAACATTCTGAAATTCCTCAAGAACACAAGTGTGCACATATATTGGAACTTAATAATGGTAATTATGCAGCTCAGCCTAATAATCGTATTTTGTGGAGTATTAATAGCTACACTACTGATAACGATTGGCCTGACTATAAAGTACAAACTACATACTGGGATGCAGAAGATAATGGAATGGTTACAGAAGATTCTGATAAAATGTTCTACCAAATGGAAAAAGTAAAAGACAAAAAAAGAACGTATGAATCTTACAAGGATTATGCAGATGATATGTCTTTTGAAAATAATGGTAAAAAAGATGATTGATAAGTTTTTATATAAAATATTTGAATGTCTAGACAAACTTATAGCAAAGGTGAATAATTTATTTATTAATAAAAAAAATAAAAAGTAATATGGAGACCCATTATGGACTACAGATTTACAGCAATATTGATAATATTGTTATGTTTACTGGCTGTTTTTGTGAGACCTCCTTACACGACATTGAAACTAGATAAAAAAGATTATAAACTACAAAAACCAAATGAGTAAGAAACCTTTAAATATAAGCGAAGAAGCAGCTGTGCAGATGCCGATGAAAACGGTAGCCTCGCTAATTCTGCTCGTCGCAGCTGGCGTGTTCGCATACACCGAGCTCACGGCAAGGTTAGTATCGCTGGAGACATCACGTGAGCTGTTTGAAAATGATTTATTAAAAAAATCTGAGCAGATCCCTACCGATCAGGAGCAACATTTTTTACTCGAGGATCTATATAAGTCTGTAGAACAGATTGAGACAAGAATTGAAGACATGATGCATAACAAAGTAAATATACAGTTTATACAAAAACAAACTGAAAAATTGTTAGTAGATGTAGAAACATTAAAAGATAAGGTAAGAGCAAATGGCAACGGGACGCATTAATAGACAAATTATAGGTTACATTGAATCGATGGAAAAAAAAGCTAAACAAATGAAGTTTGTAAAAAATTTAAAAAAAGAAGTAGAAACTGGCAAGCATGGAACACAAAAATATGTTATCAAGCAAGGTGAAAACAAAGGTAAGATAGTATGACAGAGTTAGTGGTTGCCCTACTTATGATTGTACAGGGAGAAATCAAGGAGGCACGTATACAAACTTCGATGTCTGAATGTCTCAAAGGGGCACGTGTAGCTAAACGTCAGTTAAAACCTAATGGACATGTTAAATACCAGTGCATAAAATCTATGGCAGAATTAGAGTCGAATATTGACGGAAGTTTATCAATAAAAAAACTAATACTTGAGTAATGGATTATAAAATTGTTAATAATATATTAACACCTAATTTGATAAAATATTTAAAAACTATTTTAGCAGATCTTAGATTTGAGATTGGTAAAGATACATCTGATAATGAAAATATATTTGGTAAAGATGTAAACACTAAAGGAATGATGTGTTGTACTAGTCTTGATAAATATAAAAATGAATTAATTAGTATAAGATTAAACGATTTTGGCTTTATAATAACTGAAATTGTATGTAAAAAATTAAATTTAAATCTAAAACAAATTAAAAGAATTATGTGGAATTATTACACTCAAAACGAAGTAGGATCATATCATTGTGACCATGACCAAAATAATCATTATTCTATTTTATATTCTTTAAATACTTCTGATGGCTATATTGAAATAAGTGATGAGAAAATATATGATATAGAAGATGAAGCTAAAATTTTTAAAAGTAATTTGAAGCATAGAGGAGTGGGACCAACAAAAACAAAATATCGTTTAAATTTAAATGTACTAGTAGAGGTAAATAATAATGGAACTTTCACGTAATTTTACTTTAGAAGAATTAACTAAATCGGACACAGCAATTCGTAAGGGAATTAATAATAATCCAAACGCAGAACAAATAGAAAAATTAAAAACACTTTGCGAAAAAATTTTACAGCCGGTACGTGACCACTTCGGCAGGGTCAAGGTGACCAGCGGATTCCGTAGCCCTGAATTATGTGAAGCCATCGGTAGCTCTAGCAGGTCACAACATGCTAAAGCGGAAGCGGCAGATTTCGAATGTGTAGGCGTTGATAATGCTGAACTTGCAGATTGGATACATAGAGAGTTAGAATGGGATCAATTAATATTAGAATTTTACACTCCAGGTGAACCTAATTCTGGTTGGATACATTGTAGCGTAACGGAGGGTATGGATAGAAAACAATTTTTACATGCATACCGATCAGAAGGTAAAACAAAATACAAACCTATATTAGGTAAAGCAAAAGATATATTTATTTAGTCATCTTTGATTTACTTACTTTTATGGTATAAATATATATGGCAATAACACGTGGACAAATACCAAGTTTATTAGAACCTGGCTTAGGTAGAGGTTGGGGTAAAAAAACTAGAAAAGAATTTAAAGTAAAGGCTCCAAATGTTAAAGGACTTAGCTCGTACTATGATGACCTTTATAAAAAATCCAGTAGCAAAAAAGTTAAGGTCTAGAAACTATAAGCCAAAAGTGATACAATCTAAAAAGTTGTACAACAGAAAAAGGCTTAAACACTATGACAAAACTATGTGCTAGAGGCAAAGCGGCCGCTAAAAGAAAATTTCGAGTATATCCTTCAGCATATGCTAATGCTTATGCTAGTAAAATTTGTGCGGGTAAAATTAAAGACCCAAGTGGTGTAAAAAGAAAAGATTTTAAGGGACCTAAACCAGCTGGTAAAGTTTCTGGTGGAGAAGCTAAAGTTAAAAAAGTAATAACTGGTTTACAAAAAGCATCAAAACTACATGCTGCTCAAGCTAAAACATTAAAATCTGTTGTAAAAGCTTCTGATGGACAATTCGCACAAAAACTAGAACCATATGATGGAAGTTACATAAAAGGCAATCTTGCAGGTCACGAAGTTTCAAATAAAAGTTATACTAATTATTACAAAGGAATGTTAGATGAGTGATGAGTCTACAATATTAAGAAACTTACCTAAAGGAAGTAAAAAAATTTTAAAAGATTTACCCAAGGGTAAACGTATTTATTTAACTACGATGACTAAAAATAAAAAAAAGAAAAAAGGATATCAAACAGCAGAAGAATTAGTTGGAAGTGGTAGAAAAGAAAAATTTTTCGATAATCCTTTTGATGCTAGAAAAGCTGGAGATGATGAAGACAGAGCAGATTTTAGAGATGCAAAAAAAATAGAGGCTAAAGGGTTAAGAGATGGGGGCATGTGTCGAGGAGCTGGAGCAGCAATAAGAGGTACAAAATTTAAAGGAGTATTTTAATGGGAAAGAAAAAGAATATACCAGATTATTTAAAAAAATCACTTTCTGACTCTACAGTCGGGGGTACTTTCGGCATAGATGATAATGACTTTGTTACTACACCAAAAGCAGGTGTAAGTTTTGGAAAAGGTAATACATTGGTTTCTGCTGGACTAGAAAAACCGATTAGTAAATTAAGTAAAGAAAATATAAATAGTAAGGTTTCTCTTAGTATAAAAAAAGGTAGTATTGATCAAGGTGACTCTTCTGAATTTTCTTTGACAGCAGGAAAGCAAGGAAAAAATAAAAATGTAATGTTCAATATCACTAAAAAATTAAAAAAAAGAAGTGAAGGTGGTATGGCTAGAGGAACAGGAGCAGCTATCAGAGGTAAAGGTTTTAAAGGCGTATTCTAATGAGTCTTAAAAAATGGTTTGATCAAAAATGGGTAGATATTGGAAGCAAACGAAAAGATGGTTCTTACGCACCTTGTGGCCGTTCAAAGTTAGCATCGGATCAAAAACGGAAGTATCCAAAATGCGTCCCTGCTGCCAAAGCAGCGAGGATGACAGACTCTCAAAAGAGGAGTGCCGTTGCGAGAAAAAGAAGTAAAGCTCAAGGAGTGGGTGGTAAACCAACAAATGTAAGCACCTTTACCAAGAAGTATTATGGTGGTATGATAGAAACTTAAGGAGAATTGATATGTTAAAACCAGTGAATAAAGAAAAAAATCCAGGACTTGCAAAGCTACCTGAAAAGGTAAGAAATAGAATGGGTTTTGCAAAAAAAGGTAAAATGACTTACGCTAAATCAGGTACTATGTCTACAAAAGATGATGATAAAAGAGATATTAGAAAAACAGAATCTATGATTGGTGCATCTAAAAGTTCTAAAAGAGAAAAAGGTAAAATGTTAAAAGCCAAAAAAGGTGTGTTAGCTAAAAAAGATTACAAACTTGGATTTAAAATGCAAGGTGATTACAAAGGTAAAGATGTATTAGGTAAAGCAAAAGAATTTGTATCAACTGCTACTAAACAAAACAAAGGTACTGTTCAAAAATTTCAAACCCTACTGCAAAGATTTACTCCTGAAGAAGCAAAAAAAATGATGGATGACCCTAAAAGAAAAGAAAGATTAAAAAAGTTAATGAGAGAACGTAACAAACAAAAATCTGATAATCAGGTAGATAAAAAATTCTTAGGTGGTGAAATGAAGTCAACTAAAGGTTTTGGTGCAGCTAGAACTTCAGGAATGGGTCTACAAGATGAAAGTTTACCCGCAGGAAAGACTTTAGATTATTATAAAGATATAATGTAATGAATTATGGCAACGTCAGGAACTACTACATTCGATTTACAAATCGATGATATTATAGAAGAAGCATACGAAAGATGTGGTATTCGAACTAATAGTGGTTATGATATAAGAAGTGCCAGAAGAAGTTTAAATCTTTTATTTTCAGAGTGGGGTAACAGAGGTGTTCATCTCTGGAAAGTTAAATTAAATCAAATCCAATTTACAGCTGGAGTTGCAACGTATTCAGTTCCAATTCAAGTAAACGATGTTTTAGAGGCTTATATTTCTTCTAGTGGTGCAGTAAATGGAACATTAAATACTGCTTTAACCAGCACTGCAACAAGTGTTGTTTTAACAGATGCTACTGGATTTGCATCAAGTGGTACACTTCAAATAGGATTAGAATTTATTACTTATACTGGTAAATCTACAAACACATTAACTGGAGCAACAAGGGGAGCTCGTGGTTCGTTAGCCGTGGCTCATGCTGCTGGTGTTCCAGTACAAAATATAACTGGACAAGGTACTTCTTCTACAAATGATATTGCACTTACAAAAATAGATAGATCGGCTTATTCCGCTTTACCAAATAAATTAACAACAGGTCAACCATCACAATATTATGTTGATAGACAAACACAACCAACAATAAGTGTTTATCTTGCTCCAGATGCATCAACTTTTACAACGTTAAAATACTATTCAATTGATAGAATTGAAGATGCTGGATCTTACACAAATAATCCAGATGTACCTTTTAGATTTTTACCATGCATGTGTTCTGGTCTTGCATATTATTTATCACAAAAAAAAT